GCCGCAGTTCTTGAAGTATTCAACAAGGATAGCATCCTCGTCTTGCTTCTCAAAGACCGCCCGCATCTCTGCCGCCACATTCTCAGGGATAATTTCGCCCGTAATTGTAGACCTTGCCACCTCAGGACTGAACCCATACAACTCAACAAGAACCGCAATAGCGGAGTTTTCAGCAATAAGACCTTCCTTAACTTGCTGAAGGAGCGTAATGATTCCCGTAACACCACCCACAGAGCCTTTAAGAGCCGCCTGTGCATCTTTGGTTTTGCTATCAACTCCAGCATCCTCTTGAGTTTGGACAACTTGAAGCCCTACTTTCTCTCGGATTTCCGCTTCTGTCATTACAGATGTAACGGTTGCCTCTGAGAATTGTACACTAATAGGTTCGGTGTCTTGTATATAAAGACGATTAGCCAAACCTTGCAAAGCTGCTAATTCATTGAAAACCCTTTCGATGAACTGTTGCCTTCCGTTGACGTAGGTGTTTTGGAATAATTCAAACGAGTCTACCAACTGGTTTCGTGAGGTGAAGATTCCGTCCTCTTTTATTCCAAATAGTGCAGGGTCGGTTACTGAATGACCAGCGTAGATTTCCCTTTGTACGGTCTTGTTTAAGATGTCGAATCGCTTATCGAAATCGTTACCATTCAACTGCTGAATTTCAACGCCTCGCTCTTTCGAGTCTGCGAAGTTTAGAACGATTGAGTTAGCGTTATCAGTTCCTGTAAACTTGTCCTTAATTTGTCGCTCTATTTCTTCTTGCTCCTCTGCCGTTGGTTCGCCATTGTAGAACGAAACAATCGTGCCGCCAACAAAGTTATTCTTGACTGCGTTGAGGTGGAAGTTGGCTATTTCTACATCTAACTCAATGTAGCCAGTTGACCCAAGATAGGTCGGAAGTGGGTAGTACTTGCAGTCAGGCGAGTAACCCTTTACGTAAAGAAGTTGTTTACCGCTTGGTTCTTTCCAATTAAAGGCATCAATCTCCTCAACCTTTGGGTTATGCTTTGACCAATCCTCTGAGTAGTAGTATTTCGTACCATCTTCGTTTGACCGATAACGAGCAAAGTCAGCGTGATAAATAGCTGCAATCTTGTCGTTCAGTTGGTTGTAAACGATTTCTAACGCGAACCCGTTGTATAACTCATAATCAAGCGCAACCTTCTCTAAGATGTCATTTAAAGACTCGTATTGATTAGGCTCTTGGATGAACTGCTGAAGCCTCGCGAGTCCCATAGTGTCCAATCCTTCTTTGTCAACCGCCCAACCTTGCCCAACTACATAATCCTTTTTGGAGTTGATTATAGCGTGATTCTTCGCGCTTCTTCTGTACAGATTTAAAAGGTACTCAGGGTATCGGTTCTTGTACTCGCCTTCGTCCCCGAATAGAACCCACTCCTTGCCCCTTGCCTCTTTAAAGGTCGGTACTTTATGCGCTCCGAAGTTCAATATTTTAAGAGCCATACACTACATAGTTTGAATTACCGCCTGAGTAGGTGGTAACTGGTGTTGTTGTTCCCGTTACTTTCACAATTCCGCTTTCTAATTCTGTCAATCCTGTAGGGTCTAAGTTTGAACTTGATGAGTTAGCATACACATAATAACGCCATTGTCCCTCCGTTGGTAGTTCCACCTCCGCGTTTAGATTGTCAGGTGTTGACGTTTCGGTGATTACGAACTTATTGAACCTCTCAGGGTAAATACTTGAATCCGTTGCTACGCAATACTCTACCGCCTCCGTGTTATCACTCTGAAATTTGAAGAGGTAATACGTAGCCGTTCCCTTTTCCGTAAGGGTTAACGCTATGTCGTTTGCCGTATTTCGCTCAATGTTTATCAAACTGCAAAGACTACATATTCGATGTCTACGTCTGCCGTGTCAGCTTGTGCGCTAATGTCGTCAATATCCACGAATGCGCTAAATGCACTTGCGGTTGCATCAACGTCCATAGAACCCGTTGAAAGCATAAAGGTTGCACCAGCATCTACTTTTACATCAGCAGTTTCTGCTCCTGATTTCTTGAATCTCACCCTAATGAAATTGGTATCATCAAGGTTTGTGATGCGGATATATCGGATAGCAGAACGAACAAACTTGCCTTGACCATTAGCAGTATCTAATTTTACTATATGAGTCTCTCCCGAAGATGATACGGTCATAACTCTACGGTCTGCCTCTGCTACGTTGGATATTGAACGTGTATGTGAGCCTCCTCTATCAACTCCTCCGAGTGTTAGACTTTCAACTATTTGAACCGTTGCGGTTGCTGGTGTTACGGTCGATGCCATTATTCTTTTTCTTTAAATAGCAAAAGTTCGATTTTGTGCCAAACAAGAAAGACCCCAGTTACGGAGGATTTACAAGTGCTACGGTTGCCATTCTTCAAGCGTAGCGTTTAACTGATTTTCTAACTCAGTACGAGTATACACAAAAAAGAAAAGCCCCAACCGAAGTCAGGGCATTTTCCAACAGAACAATGAAAAAGAGTGAATAAAGGTAGTGTTAGTTTGTGATTAACGCAACGTCTGCGGCATCAATTGAAAGCATCTGTTCAGCTTCCATTCCTGAGAATGTCAAACTGTAACCGCTAAGGTCTGCAAATGCCGTTCCCGTTGCCGATGTTCCAGCGTTCAATTCAAGACCGTTCTGCCAGCCAGCAACCCAATAAGAGCCGTCATTACTTTCAACGATAGCAACAAGTCTTTGTTGAGCAAGCACCTTAATTTCGTTGCGCTTGTTTACATCCAACTTTGAAAGCACCACAACCACCTCAGGAGTGTAATAAACAGTACCATTCTGCGAGTTACCATTGATGGTTTCGGTCAAAGAAGAAGTCTCCTTTAGTTGCTCGTACTTGTAAAAGGTAGCCGTTGCAGTAATTGAAGTAATCGCCCCCGCAGATACAACAGGAGATAAGGCAATGTAATCGTCAAGGTTCGCAAATCTAACACTCTTCACTCCACCTACTGTATCACGACAATCTAGGTCATAAGACAAGCTGAGTGCACAAGAAGTATATGCCATTTTGTTTTTGTTTTAGAGTGAAGGGGCGACCGAAGCCGCCCCGATTAGATTAAAGAATAACTGCTGAGATTTGGTCAGGGTATGCAACTTGTACACCCAAAGTCAAGTCAACCGCAACTCTGTACTTTTGCGAGTCGGGACTAAACCAAGCGTTTATTGAACTTGCATCACTTTCCAAGTCAACGCCCAAGAACATATTGCTTGTTCTCATACAGTAAACATCGTTAGTTCCAGTTAGACCGTTAACAGCAATGATTTCGATGTTAGTGCCCGGTAGAACCATTGTAAGGTCAGCGAATGAACTCTGAGCGTTTTGAAGTTGACCTCCAGCAGTAACGATTCCAAGACCGTTTTGCAAACCAAGTGCTAACGCTCTGAAAGAATCATAACCAACGAAAATCTTAGCATCAGCCTTGTCAACGATTGCAGCCGCAGCCGCTTCGTAAACTCGCTGAACAGCCTCTACCATATTGTTAGCAGTCAATGCAGTAGTAAGAGCAGTTCCCGAACCGAACGCAGTTGTGTTTGCGTCAATGTAAGAACCTCCACCGATTACGTCAATAAGACCATCGAAGAACTGAAGGTTACCTGATACCAAAGTGCTATCAGATTGCCAAATCATTACTTCCAACTCAGATTGGATTTTCTCGACCAAGTAAGCACCGAACTGCTCCTCGAAAGGAATAGACTCGTAATGCGCTCCGCTTGGAAGCTGAGAACGTAGGTAGTATCCTTCCAAAGTCTTTGGACAGAACTCCATATTGAGTTTCAATTTAGCTGGGTCGATTTCTCTCTGAGTGAAAGTTACATCGCCATCAGCGTTGAAAGCGCAACCGCTACCATCTTGGAAGTTCACATCAACATCCATCAAGTTGATTTTGGTTTTGCCTTTTACGCCTACTTGCTTCTCCATAAGTGAAGCAGTACGCCCGCCAGTTACCGCTTTTGTGATAAGAGGAAAGTTTTGTTCCTCAATGTAGGCTGTTAAGCCCGATACATCAAATGCCATTTTATTGTGTTTATAGGTTTATTTCTTTGTGATTGCTCGCATCTTCTCAACCATATCGTTGTAGTCGATGCCTTTGTTAAATGGGTTAGCCACCTTCTTAGATGGTTCTTCCTTCGGTGTAGCCGCCATCTTCTCAACGATGTCAGTAATTAAACCAACCGCTTTTTCAATGTCGCTAACCTTTTCAGTTTTGGCGAATTGTGCCGCAGCGATTTCAGACTTGATGAGTTCAGATACAGCCGAAAGGATGTCAGCCTTGAAACCTTCAGAATCGAATTTCTCTTCTGCCGCCATTTCTTCTTCCTTTTCCTCTTCAGCTTCTTCAGCTACTGGCTCTGGAGACATAATCTCAACGATAACACCGCCTTCAGTTCTAACGATGTCTCCGCTTTCCAACTCGTGTTCGCCATCTGGAGCAGGTACGATTTCGCCATCCTCTCCAACTACGGAAAGAGCCGCGCCAATCTCTAAAGATTCGTAACGTACAATTGTGTTGTCTGCAAGTTTAGCGTCTTCAAATTTTTCTTCTGTTTCGCTGAATAACAGCTTCTTGATTTCGGGAAGTTTAGCCCCAACAAGTTCTGAGATGTTCATAGGTTACTTTTTTAGTAAATAGCAATCTTTCTATATTGTGCCACTTGGACTTATTTCAACGCCTTTTCGACCTCTTCTATAATCATTCGGTCAACGTCCATTTGGCGTGATTCAGAGAACACACCTTCCACGCTGAAGCCTTTGAACGTGCCGTCCTTTACTTGCTTCCATACCTCATCGTTATCGACCTTGTAACTGACAAACCAAGAGCCGTTAGGTAGCTTGTCGAATCCTTTAGGTGTTGGCTTCATCTCGTCAATCAAGAAAGATTCAAACATAAACACGCCATCCACATCGGTTGAGTGGTCTAAGTTGGTTGCGGAGGTCTTGCCCTCCTTCATAAACTTGTAGGCTATCTTACGAATGGCATCCGAGTCAAACACCACATAGTATTCTCGACCGTCCTCATCCTTTCGGTAAATAGGAAAGTCTGCAACCATTGCTGCACCGCTTACGATTCGCTTCTCTTCGTTTAATGCAAACTTGTGTTGTTTATTGAACGCCATCCAATTACGCTCAATAGCTGGATGGTCAACGAGTGAGATGGCATCAAGACCCGTTTCGTGGTCTTCGTCAATTGTTAAGTATATTACTGGTAGCTTGTTCATCCTCCGAATGTTGCTTGTGATTCAATTTGATTAACGTTATTCTGATTTCCTGTTACTTCTGTCTCCACGACATAGGCTTGTATCGGTGCGAGTTGCGCTTGTTCCACGCCTCCGAGTTCTGTCGTTCCAGCCGTTGCTTGTTGTACTGCTGGGGCTGTTGTTACTTGTGGGGCAGTTGGTGGTGGGGCACTTCCTCCCGGTACATTAGCCGTGTTAAGAGTTGAAACTGCCGAAGCAATACCCGCAACAACTGCCGCAACCCCCGTAGCTATTGCGACCAAGTTACCAGGATAAGGTACACTCTGCGCTTGAGCAATTGCACCCGTTATTGCTTTAGCCGTGTCGATGGCTATCTGAGCAACTGCAAGAGTTTTTTGAAGTGCAACAGCTTCTTTTGATTGGTTGCCACTTGCGGCTATTAACTGACCTAACGAGCCGAGAACCGCTCCAGCAGCCGTTAGACCATCTT